CGGGACAGCAAGTATCGGCCCATTGCCGTCATTCTGTCATCTGGTGATGACGATGACAGCATCGGGTGCAATCTGCGCATGAGCGCGATCGGTCGCACATTCATCGTAGAACTGCCAGCCATCATCAAGCCTTGGCGGACGTGGGTCGACACCTCGAAATATGATTGGGCTTGCGGCAAAGGCTATTGGGACATTCACGAGCGCCAGTACGGGTTCTCGGTCAATGACGGATACCTTGACGTAAGCCTTGGCCGTCAGACAAACGACAGTAGCACTGAGCAGCGCAAGGGGTATTTCCTGCCATGGACGCAATGGCGGTTCGTCCGCAAGAGCTTCTATGACGACGCGGGTGCGCACTTCTGGACCGCCCATGAGTCGACCGGCGATGGCTTCGAGCGCTACCAGACCGAGCGAGAGGCACAGGACCGCTGCCCGTCTTTCACATTCGTCTTCACCGACTTTGACGGCGAGCGACTTACCGCCAAGATCATCATCCAGGAATACGAATGGAAATTCGGCACGGGCTACTTCAAGTGGCTGTCGCTGTTCCGACGCGCGAAGGTTCGACGTTCCCTCGACATCCAATTCTCCGGAGAGACGGGGCGCCGCAAGGGTTCATGGAAGGGTGGCACGATTGGCCACTCCATAGACACTCTCCCCGGAGAACTCCACGAAAGCGCATTCCGACGCTACTGCGCGCAACACGAAATGACGTTCATTGGCCTCGACGCCGCCGTCTCCAATACCAGGGAGAGCGGGGAATGAGCGAGCGCACGTCCATCTTTCTCACCATCGCGGTGATCGCGATCTGCCTGACCTCATGCTCCATGTCGATGCAGTGGTCACAGGTCTATCGCGAAGCCGCCGCCTGCGGAGACCCCGCCCAATGACCATACCCGCTGACATCGAGAAGAAGGCGCGGGACGTCGTGACCGCATGGAAAGCTGACGTATACAACGGTCGCGCCGAACTCAACGCAGCCATCGCCCGGGCCATCATGGAAGAGCGGGAGCGAGATCGATGGCAGCCTATCGAGACGGCGCCGAAAGATGGGACATTTGTCCTTGTCTGGAATGGCAACAAACTCCACTGCGCTCGTTACGACAGCATTGAATCAGAATGGGTGTCGTCGTTCAAAACCGTGACAAAGCGCCTAGCGATCCTTCCTGTGCCCACTCACTGGATGCACCTACAGGCCACTCCCATCGCCTCCGCTATTCGAAATGAAGGAGAGCATGGATGAAGCGCAGGGCATTTTTAGGATGGCTCGGCGGTGCGGCTGTTGCCGGTCCGTCTGTAGTCAAGGCCGCAGCCTCAATGACGACTGCTGACCTGAGCTTGGCCCGAATGGGCATATCGGCTGGTATGGGAGGATATCCGGGAATGGGTGCCTCTGAAAAATCCCCGGGCAGCAATGTGTCATGGGCAAAGGACCGCCTCAAGCAGCTTGTTGGCCTTTCGAAGATCGAGAAGGAGATGCGCAATAGGCAGGCCTATGTCGGAGACCTCGACCCGCAGATAGCATCATTGCGATCTGTTGCGCTTCATCATCGGGTTAGAATGTCTCGCGACATCAGCTTCGAACGATCAGAGGAGCGCGAGAAATCATACCTCCAAGGCGTCATTGAAGGATGGTGGTCATGAGCTGGCCAGAGGCATTTTCGAACGCTGCCGACGCGTTGGCGCTCGCGCTGATTGTCTGGGTCGTTTGTAGCTAACCCCGCCCACCACATACGAGGAAAGGCATCAATGCCGCTGATCCCATACGCAGGATTTGAACTGCCGCCGACGCGCGGGCCATCGAGGCACAAGATCAATCCTCTTTCGGCGCTCGAACTCTTCCGAAAGGGCTGGGACACGCAACAAATCGCTGCCTACCACCTTATTTTGGAAGAGGAAGCGCTGCAGCGCCTCAACATCGAGCGATCGACCGCCAAAGGCCTCCCAAGCCCATATAGCAAGGATCACGCATGAACGAGCCAAAGTGGTACGTGCTTCGCCCGACGATTCATGGCGACAGGCGGGCATCCGAGGAACTGACAGCCGCCGACATCAACCACCTGATGCCAACCTACAAGCGATTTACCCTCATCAAGCACACCAATGGCCTCCGCAAGGAAACCATCATGTTGCTGATGCCGGGCTACATCTTCGCCCTGCTCGACGCAAACCAGGTGAAGACGGTCAACAAGCATAGCGAACACTTCCGCCACATCTCCCACGTCTTCCGCGCCCAAGGGACCGACAGAGCACTTCCTGTCGACCCTAAGGCTGTCGAGCAGCTTCGCTACCTCTGCTCCGACGGGACATTCGACCAGGGCAAGGGGATTGAGGGGTTTGCGGATGGCGACAGAGTGCTGATCGTCGGTGGCCCCTTCGACAATCTGCTCGCCACCTTTAAGGCTGATGGCAAGGTCAAGGATGGGTTTGCCAAGCTTGTGCTTGATCGCATGGTGTTCGGGAAAAGCCTTGAGGTTCTTGTTCCGGAAGGGCTGATACAGGCCGCTTGATATGGTCAAGGAGATGGTGATGAGGGTTCTTGTTTGTGGCGGCCGCGACTACAATGACCGGGATGCTGTTGCTCGGGCGCTCCGGGCCTATAAGCCGCTTAACGTGGTCACCGATGTTTCTGATGCCATCTTAATTCTGGGTGGCGCTCCGGGTGCTGATACATTGGCCGAAGAATGGGCAGACGTGTTTGGCCTCAGAAAGCGCATCTTTCCTGCAAACTGGGCTAAGCATGGTCGTGCCGCCGGGCCAATCCGTAATCAACAGATGTTAGATGAAGGCAAGCCAGATCTGGTCATAGCCTTCCCCGGAGGACGCGGCACGGCTGACATGGTATCCAGAGCCGAGAAGGCTGGAGTTCGCGTGATACGTGTTCCCGCCACCCCACAAGGAGAGCGCTGATGAGTGAGGCCAATCCGATGATCGATCTCGTCGAAGGCATTGTCCGGCTGCAACGCGCATTCCGAAGATACAAGATCGAACCCAGTATCATCGAGCTTTCGTGTTGGGAGGACGGCCAGAGCTTCAAGCATCTGCTCGACCGCGAGCACGTTCATATGATCGATCTTGGTATGGACCACGCAACCGGAGAGCCGCGCCAACAGGTAGAGATAGCTGGAACAATTGTCCGTTGGCCGGCTATGCGCAAAGCCCTTCGAAAGGGCGGTATCGAATTCATACAGCTCTAGATATCGCGTTCTTGATTTGATCATGCGCGATATGTTGATTTTTCGGCAAAAATCAGCGATAAGCGCTTCGGGACGATTTGCTGATCAGTGCGCAGCCTGCGGGCCGAGCGCCTAGCGCCTGTCTCCCGGTTGGCTGACAAGGCCAAGCGGTGTGCGAAAGCATTCCAAAATATAGAGTTGCACATAGCCGTGTCGTGAACCGGATGGCGGCGCGCCGCACATCGAGGTCGGGAGGCTCACCGTATTGGGGGCCGCAACCTTGGCAACCCGGACACGGAAAAGGGAAGCGCTTCCCGTCCTATGTGCATTCAGTTGCGAGGCGGTACACGCGGCTAGTGCATGGCAAATGTCGCACTGAGCCATGTGCAAAATGCCTGTCGTGGGTTCCGAGGGTGCGACCACCGGGACAGCGCCGCCTCGCAAACAGTTCAGGACGGCGGCGCTGAAGGAAGCGCAGGCGATCACCGCCAGCTTGATTGAGCGCGATGCATAGATGCTAGAAGCGTTCGGCCGCTGGCAGCCGGTACCAAGCCCGGCCCGTCCTGACCCTTTCGCGGGCTACTTCGAGGCGAGGTAACAGCCTTCCAAGCTGCAAAGGCCGGTTCGACTCCGGCAGTCCGCTCCAAATCCCGCCCTGCGGGGATAGTGGGAGGAAGCCCACGTCAAAAGGCTTCCGTTCGAACCACAACGCCAATTCACCATCAGCGAGGACGCCCATGTCCGACCGCGACCTTGACCGCATGTCAGAGCAGGCAACAGCCGATTATCTCAAGCGCGCCAACAAGGCAGCGCTCGAAAACATGATCGCCCTTTGCCTTCACGCGATGTCCGCAGAAGAGCTTGCCGAATTCCTTGAATGGCAAGCGATCGATTTGCGTGAGCCGATTTGAACCTCGCTCGCCAGGAGATGAAGATGAGCCGAGACGAAGCAGCCGTTGAACGCGAGATCCAGTCAAAGGGACTGACCGCGCCGCGCCTGACGCCCGATCTGGTCGACGCCGCCATTGCCGGCGAGGCATATCACGTCTTCCCCAGCACCACGTTGACAGTCTGCGCGCTCACGCTGCGCAACGGCTTCATCGTCACTGGTGAGAGCGCATCCGCCAGTCCGGCGAACTTCGATGAAGCGCTCGGCCGCAAGATCGCCCGTGAACAGGCACGCAACAAGGTCTGGATGCTCGAAGGCTATCTGCTCCGTGAACGCCTCCACGATCAGGAGATCGACGCTCTCAAGAAGCGGGTGGCCGGCGGCGCCGGGTCGAATTGATGCTCACCAAGCTCTACGACCAGACCGTTCTTAGCGATAAGGCTGCCGGCACACACGGCGATTGCACCCGTGCCTGCATCAAGACCGTGCTGCAGGATGATCTCCCCGAGCTTCCGCATCCGGTTACGCCAGAGGGTGGTTGGAACCTGGAGTTCTTCGACGCGCTCGAAGAGCGCTATGGCTGGGTCGTTCAATGCAATCCCATTCGGGCAGATAAGGATTTCAGCTTTCTTCCCCTTATCGTAATGGCTGGCGGCCCAACCGAGCGCACTGCCACATCGGGCGCAAGCCACATGGTGGTATGGGATCGTGTCGCCGGCCGGTGCATCCATGATCCGCATCCTTCGCGGGCCGGGTTGCTCAGCGTCGATATGCTCTACTGGTTGGAGCGTCTGGGCTGATGCCGATCCTCAGCAATCCAAAGCACGAGGCATTCGCGCAAGGGCTCGCCAAGGGGCTGACCCAAGTCGAGGCGTATGCAGAGGCGGGCTACAGTCCGAGCGATGCCAATGCAGCCCGGCTGACAGGAAATGACAGGATTAAGGAGCGCGTCGCCGAACTGCAGGAAAAGGCAGTCGAGCGCACGCTGGTGACAATCGACACGCTGGCTGACGAACTCGAAGAAGCCCGCGTCCTTGCGATCAAGGAAGGCCAGTCGGCCGCCGCTGTTTCAGCCTCGATGGGCAAGGCCAAGCTCTACGGCCACCTCGTCGACAAAGTCGAGGTCAAGCACAGCTATTCCGGGCTCAGCGACGAAGACCTGCTCACCGAGATCGAGGGCATGGTGCGCGAGATGCAGAAGGCGGCGGCTAACACCGCGCACTGATGCTCAACATCGATCCGGCGGGCCTGCGCCTTCTATCGCGAGAGCAGCAGGAGCGGTTTGCTCTATTGCTCGCCGAACATCAGAAACGCCAGGCTCAGCGCCTGTTCTACACCCTGTTTCCAGATCAGGACACGATCCAGCCCGACGGCCGGATCATCCATGCCCGCGCCAAGTACGCAAAGCATCTCGAGTTCTTTCAAGCCGGTGCCCAGTATCGGGAGCGTTGCTTTCTGGCGGCCAACCGCGTCGGAAAGACCTTCGGCTCCGGATACGAGCTGACGACGCATCTCACCGGGCTCTATCCGGACTGGTGGGAGGGCCGCCGCTTCAATGGCCCGATCAGGGCATGGGCTGCCGGCAAGACCAACGAAACGACCCGCGACATCGTCCAGGCCTCGATGCTCGGCGAGATCACGTTCGAGGGCCAGCGCAAGATTGTAACAGGGACCGGGATGGTTCCGGGCCGTCTGATCGGTCTTCCAAGCTGGAAGCAGGGCGTCCAAGACCTCGTCGACACGATCAAGGTCAAGCACGTCAGCGGCAAGTGGTCGACGCTGGGCTTCAAGTCCTACCAGCAGGGGCGCGGATCGTTCGAAGGCACCGCCCAGCATGTGATCTGGCTTGATGAGGAATGCCCGGTCGACGTCTACGGCGAGTGCATCATCCGAACCGCCACCACCAACGGCCTTGTGATGCTCAGCTTCACGCCGCTGGAGGGCCTGACCGAAACAGTTCTGCAGTTCATGCCCTCTGAGGAGCGGCCGGCTGAATTCGAGAGGAAAGCCTGATGGCAGACATCTATATCACCGAATACACCATGCTGGCGCGGGATGGCGGCAACTTCCTGATCCCGACCGGCCAGGAGCCGTCGATCGCCGAGCAGCAGATCGCAAACCCGGCGGCGTCGACCCAGTCGAGCGCGTTCAATGCGCAGACCAGGTTCATCATGGTGCATGCCTCTGCCGCTGCGCACATCGCCATCGGCACCAACCCGACGGCCGTCACCACCAAACACCGCCTCGGTGCTGGCGAGACCCGCTTCTACGGCGTGCCCGGCGGCTACAAGCTCGCCGCAATCAACGGAGCCTGATCATGATGGGTGGAACCCGCAGCAGCAACGAAGCTGGCGTGCTCGAAGGCCTGATGACGCTGGTCAGCGATCCGACGGCATTCGCCGCCAAGATTGCCGAGCTCGAAGCAGCCCGCGCCGAGCGCGATGTGAAGAACGCCGCTACTCGCGCCGACATCGCAGCCGAGCGCAAGTCGCTCAAGCAGGTGGCGCGGATGAATGCTTCCATGGAGAACGGCCTCAACGTCCGCGCCGCAGCGCTGGACGAGCGCGAGGCGAAGCTGGCCGAAGCAGAGGCCTCTGCCGCCACATCTGCGGCTGACTACGCCACAAAGATGGACGCTCTGAAGTCGCTGCTGGCCTGATCGCCAGCCGACGCCGCTTGCCGGCGCTGGCGTATCCGCAATGCCGGCGATCTCAGCATCCAAGTACATGGTCCAGGCGGGCTGGGACGATGTCCCGCACCTCGACGAGAAAGCCAAGTCCGAGCTGCTTGCCGCGACGCCACCACATCTGCGCAAGGCTCGCTCGAAAGGCATTCCATCCCTTGGTTCAGGGGCAATCTACCCCGTCGAGATCGAGGACATCGAAGTCGCACCATTTGCGATCCCGCGCTTCTGGAAGCGGGCTTATGCGCTGGATGTCGGCTGGAAATGCACCGCGGCCATCTGGGGCGCCGAAGACCCTGCCGACGGCACGATTTACCTCTACGCCGAGCACTATCGCGGCCACCAGCTTCCGGTGATCCACGCCCAGGCAATCAAGGCTCGTGGCGCTTGGATCAAGGGGGCGATCGATCCGGCGTCGCGTGGACGCTCCCAACGAGACGGCGAGCAACTGATCGCTGACTACAAGGGGCAGGGGCTCGATCTCGTCAACGCCATCAACGCCGTCGAAAGCGGCCTCTACGAGGTCTGGTCGCGGCTCGAAACTGGCCGGATCAAGGTCTTCTCGACGCTGGTCAACCTCAAGGCCGAATACAAGCTCTACCGCCGTGATGAGCGCGGCAACATCGTGAAGGACTTCGATCACGCAATGGATGCAATGCGCTACCTCATCGCGACATGGGCCAAGATCGCCTCGGTGCAGGCTCCCGACAAGACTTTCGGGGGCGGCACGATGATCGCGGATTCGGACGCAGGCTACTGATGGCCGATTTCGTCGAGGACGAGCAGTCGACGGATGGCCAAGAAGAGGTCAATCCGGAGCTTGAGCGCCAGAAGCTGGCCGATCGCCTGAAGGGCATCATCGGTCGTTTCGAGGCGCTGGCACTCAGGCGCATCGGACAGCGCCAGTCGCTTGAGGACCGTTGGCTCGAAGACCTCGCCCAATACCATGGGCGTTACGATGCCGAGACCCAGAAGAAGCTCAGGGGCTCGAAGAAGTCGAAGCTGTTCATCAACCTGACACGCTCGAAGACCGACGCAATGTCGGCGCGACTGATGGATCTGCTGTTTCCGACCGACGACAAGAACTGGGGCATCCAGCCAACGCCGGTCCCGCGCCTGACAAAGGCTGCCGAACAAGCCGAGCGCGCCGCGGCCGATGCCAAGAAGAAGTCGGACGATGCTATGGCGGCCCAACAGGAAGGCCAGGCAGTCGATCCGAAGGCCGAGCAACTGAAGGCTCATGCCGACATTGCCCAGCAGAAGGCCGAAGAGCTTCAGGGGATCATCGAGGAAGGCCGTCGCCGTTGCGACCTGATGGCTGCCGAGATCGACGACCAGCTCAAGGAATCGAACTATCACGCAGGCAAGCGTGATCAGATCGAGGACGCCAGCAAATACGGAACTGGCGTAACCAAGGGGCCGGTGACAGGCGACCGGGTACGCAAGGGCTGGCAGAAAGAGCAGGTCACCAACCCGGATGGCAGCCTGCAAGTCGATGAAGCCGGTAACCCGATCATGGGTGATGGCTACAAGCTGCAGATGTCCGACGGCGAACAGCCGGCGATGCGCTACGTCGACATCTGGTCATTCTTCCCCGACATGGACGTCCGCAACATCGAGGACGGCGAGGGCAACCTCGAGCGCCACCTGATGAACCAGAAGAAGCTGCGCGAGCTCGCGCGACTGCCTGGCTTCGACAAGGATGCGATCCGTCGTCTGTTGGTCGCCAAGCCGAAGTCGTCGGCGCCGTCGTATCTGGCGATGATCCGTGACATCACCGGCGATAAGCAGCAGGCAACCAACGATCTCTATCACGTCTGGGAGTATTCCGGGCAACTGAGTGCCGAGGACATGCAAGACCTCGCCCAGTCCATGGGCGACGATGCAACGATTGCTGACCTCGCAGAGGTCGACCCGCTCGACACGCTGAATGCGATCGTCTGGTTCTGCGACGGCGAACTGCTCAAGTTTGCGATCTATCCCTACGACTCCGGCGAATGCCTATATTCGGTGTTCAACCTCATCAAGGACGAGAGCTCGGTCTTTGGTTACGGCATCCCCTATGTGATGCGTGACCCCCAGAAGTCGCTGAACGCCGGCTGGCGCGCGATGATGGACAATGCCGGCAACAGCGCTGGCCCGCAGATCGTGGTGGCTACAAGCCAGGTCGAGCCCGCCGACGGCGACTGGACCATCGGCGGAGGTACGAAAATATGGAAGGCGAAGGAGGGCGTTCCGACCGGTCATCGCATCTTCGAGACCTTCGACATCCCGAACAACCAGGGGCAGTACGCCAACATCATCGCCCTGTCGAAGCAGTTCATCGATGACATGACGGCCATGCCCCAGATCGCACAGGGCGAGCAGGGCAACACGACCAAGACCGTGCAGGGCATGGCCTTGCTGATGAATTCGGCGAACGTCGTTTTCCGCCGCATCGTCAAGAACTTCGACGACGACGTTACGACGCCGGATATCCGCCGTTTCTACGATTGGAACATGCAGTTCAACCCGAAATCCGAGATCAAGGGCGACTATGACGTCGATGCCCGTGGGTCCTCTGTCCTTCTGGTGCGTGAGATGCAAGCCCAGACGCTGATGGCGGTTGCCACTCAGCTTGGCGGTCACACGATCTATGGCCCGATGCTGCGCAACCGCGAAATCCTGCGCAAGCTGTTCCAGGCGCTGATGATCCCGGCGGCCGATGTCGTTCTGACCGATACCGAGATCGACGCAATCATGGCCAACGCGGCTGCAAACGATGCAGTGGCACAGGCAGAGGCAAAGAAGGCTGATCTGGCGCAGCAGGAATACGAGCTGGAGGTCGCCAAGCTCGATGCCCAGATCGCGATCTCGAACATGGACAACGAGGCCAAGCGGGACATTGCGCTCATCCAGCGCGAGACAGAGCTCATTAAGCTGGCTCAGACCGGCAACATGTCGCTCGATCAGCTCGAAGCCAAGCTTCAGATGAACCGGGAGAACAACGCATCGAAAGAGCGGCTGTTCACCGCCGAGGCGGCCATGGAGTCGGTCAATGCACGATTGGCGCGCGCTCGAGGCGAGGAACCGCAGGGCAGCGGCGGGTACATCTCGGCCGGCAGTGCCGCACCTCAAGG